AAATTACCGCCAAGTTGTGGCGCTGGATCGTCGATGATAGCAACCGCTGCTGCGCCCGAACTAGTAGTAATGTTTCCGTACGTTGTTCCATCGTTTGTAATTTGCCATTTGTCAAAAGTTTCGTTCCAACGAATAGCAACGTTTGCAAGCCCGGTCCCAACACTGTTTTTTCTATCAATTTCGATACCTGCAGTTCCCAATACTACACCGCTGGCTCCGCCGCCACCCTTGTTGAGTGTGATGGTATTATCACTGACTTCCATTTCTACTTTTGTGACTGTTGTGGTATTGCCACCAACAGTTAGGTTTCCATCAATAAAAACGGTACGTGTAGCCAAAGTGATATCCGCTACGGGATTAACTTTGTTAGAAATTACAAGATCTGTATTTAAATTTTGTACAGAAGGCATTTATATAGTCCTTATTCAGTGTATTTATGCGGGCTAAAGGTTTGTGAATCCATAAAAAAACCCGCCGAAGCGGGCTTGATTGTCATGTTGCGATTAATGACATTCTACATTAGCAAAAGTGCTTGTAGCTACATTATCGCTTGTACGCCAACGATATCTGTTATTGCTAAAATCCCAAACAAACTTGTTAGAAATTCTCTTTACGTAGAAACGAACATTACTGGTATTGTATCCTGTAACTGTCATTGCGGCTGCACCAGATGCCACTGCTGCATTTGCTGCATCTGCGCCAGCTGTTAGCGTAGCTACAGTGACGCTTGCATTGCTGTGAGTAGCATCCTCAATTGAGCCAACTGCGTTTGCTACTAAAAATTGTCTTGCACCTTTTTGTGCAACAACGTATGCATTGCCGTGATATATGCTTGCATCTGTATTAAATTGAACTTTTACTGTTTTTACACCTTGTACCGTGATCCACTGTGGACGACCACCAGTGCCACCAATTGAACTGATTGTTGTGCTTACTTCCTGATCAACTAGCGTGCCGTCATCTCTTTCATGACTGATTTTTAAACCTCTTGCCATTTTGTTTTCTCCTTAAATTGGCGTTCTAGGCCTACGCGGTTGGCTCCGCATAAGTTCTCGAGAACATGTATATTTATTGCAGCCAACAAAAAAGGGCCTTGCGGCCCTTTTATTACGCTTGGTCTACAAACTTTTTCAGTTCCTCGGCCTTGGCAATAATATCCGTGGCTGACGGAAAATCTGGCAAAGTTGGATACGGAATAGTTTCACGATTGGCATCGGTTAATTTTGAATGATATTCATTGACTTTTGCTTCTCGAGTTTGATAAACCGGAGTTTGTAGAATAGATTGTGCTAGATGTAAAAGTTCGAGACGAATCTCGTATGGTGTTTTGCTCATGATAACCTCCTTGTGTGTATGTGTGTAAATGCTACACGAGCAAAAGTATTTATCGTGCAAAAACACACCCAACAAAAAACCGCCTTGCGGCGGTTTAATGTTTCCCATCCCGAGTGGAAAATTACTGGAATGATAGGTTAGAAACAGCAATCTCACCTAGGTAGTCAGCAGCATTACCAAAAGATGATGCTGTGTTTGTTAACTCGATATAACCATAACGAGTCATGAAACCAACTACTGGCTCAAATGTGCTTGGATCTAGAACAACACCAGAACTCATTAGAGGGATATATGGGCAGTAGAACGCGGCTGCATCAGCCTCGCTTGAACCCTTATAACCAACTAAAACAGCCTGGCTATCACTAGCATAGCTGTCAACATAGATACGCATTGCGCCGTTTAGTGTACCAACAAACTTGGTGTTGGTAGGAGCTTCAAAGGTACCTTCAGTTGTGCGAGCAAATGCTGAAGTTGTTGCGCTCTGTAGTACAGTTAGAGCTGCTGGGCTTACAACTGCCCAATTACCAGCGCCACGACGTGTACGTGAAGCGATTAGGTTTGCTGTACGATTGATTAGAACAGCTAGTGCAGCGTGTTCGTCACCAACGAATGTAGCAGTACCACTTACAGCAGCTTGGTCAAATGTGAACTCAGTTGCTGCTAGGCTACGTAAAGAACCTAGAATTTCTTGGTCAATCTCAACAGTGATCTCTTGAGCAAGAGCTGCCATGATTTCTGCTTCGATGTCAAGACCATGCATGGCTTGTGCATCTTGTGCAGCTTCAAAAGTCCAGCGAGCACTTAACTTACGTGTCTTCGCTTCAACAACTTGTTTCAAGATTTGAACGTTGATTCTATTACCAGTTACGCCTTCTAGAGTGCTTGTTGAAGCAGCCTTACCAGTAGTAGCAGTACCACCATTGGTTAGACCAGAATAAGCAACAGCAATCTTGAATGGGCTTAGAGCCTCGTCGCCAGCAGTTGTACCAGTAGCGTAGATACTTGCGCTATCAGTAGTAGTGTCAGCATAACGAACACGTAAAGTGTGGATCTGTGCAACAGGTCCAGTCATTGGCTGAACACCAACGATTTCGTTAGCAATAACTGTCGGCATTACACGACGAATTACTGGAAGAATAACACGGTTTAGAGTTGCAACGTTTGATGCAGCAGTAGCGCCAGCGGTTGCAGTTTCCATCAAGTGCTTACGGGTATTTTCAAGAATAACACCCATTGTGGTTCTTTTCGAACCGTTTAAGCCTTCTAGCAGAGCGTCTTTTGTTTCGCCCCAACGGCTTTCTAATAGTGCTTGTGACATAATTTTCCTTTTCTCCTATTTAGGGTTCACTTTAGCCCTGCTAACCGCTTGATTTCAAAAACGTTATTTGCGTTTTCTTCAACTGCGGCAGTATTAGCAGATTTATCACCAGTTACTTCTATACGACCTTCGTTGAGCATGGCCTTAGGTTTTGACTCAACTCTTGCTGTGTTGTTTAGAACAGCTGGTAGATACTTATCGTATGCACTCTGTAATTTTACAGTCTGCACACTTTCAAGAAGTTCGCTCATTACTGTAGCTTTCTCCTTGTTTAAAGGTTTTAACAGACTCGCTAGGATTTCTTTACGCTCTGTTGATTCCTTTATAACTCTTATCTCTTTTTCTTTTGATTCAACGATCATTGCAGCGTGTTCAGCTTGGCCTCTAGCTTCCGCTAGTGCTTGCTCTTTGGCAGCAACAACAGCTTGTAGCTTGCGAATTTCTTTGTTCTCATTTAAGTGAGTCACAGCAAATTCACTTGCAAAAGCTTCAAAGATTTGACGACCAAACATGTTCTCACGAGCCATGTGGATGTCTTCTTTGAGTTGAGTCATTTCTGACTCTAGTTTTCTGGTAATTGATTCTTTAACTAGTTCTGCAGAACGAGCGATGAAATTCTGTTGTAGTTCAGCAAGCTTGTCTTTAGCACCAGCAATCAGACGAACTTTTGTCTCAACCACTGCCTGCTTGTCTTGCTCAAACTCTTGAATTTCTTCTGCTAGTGCTTTGATCACAAATGATTCTAGTTTACTAACACTATTCTCATATTGCTTGCGATCTTCACGTAGTTCTTTAATTTCTTCAGCTAACTTACCAACCAAGAAATTATTGAACTTTTCGCTGCTTTCCATCATGTGAACTTTAAATTTCGCACGATCTTCTGCTAAAGCTTGTTTCTCTGCTGCAAACTCTTCGAGTTCAACTTGTAGAGATTCAGTTACCATTTTGTCTAGAGCTTCAACCATGACTTGTTTGTCATGCTGATAGCGAGTAGCAAATTCTTCACGAAGTTCTGCACGCACACTTTCGCGAGCTTCAACTAGTTTGGTTTCCCAAGCTTCGTTGATAGCCTGCTGCGTATCTTCGTTTATGATGCCGCTGTCTACCAATGGTTTGATAGCATCTAATAACATCAGGTTTCTCCTATTTTAACTTAAGGTCTTTGATAAGGCGTGTAATGCCTTCTTTCAGGTACTTCTGTACTTTTTGATCTTGTGTGGCATCACGAGCCACATCTAACACTCGGTGTCCATGACGCATATTCATCAAGCCCTCATAGATTGCTTTTGGATATGCATGCGGAGCCGAAGGCTGCGCTACAATATCAACGGTAATGATATCAAAACCACTGACATGTCCTGTACTTTCATTTACTTCTCCGCTTCCACGGCTACTAACACCCAACTTAACACCACTAGTAATCATAGCTTTTACAAGCTCGCCCATTGGTGTTGGTAGAATCTTTAGTTTACCGTGACCGCATGGACCATCCATCCACATACCTTCAATCATGTGACTGACACGATCCAAATTAATTTTTAAATCATCAGGGTGATCAACTTCTCCAAGAACACTATGGCCCTCTTTGATTTGCTCGTTAATCTGACTTACAGCTTTTGTTATTTCAGAAATGGGATAAACACGTTGGTTAGCATTTTTCACGCCTCCCTCGATGAATATCCCTTTCATATAAAGATTCTTACCCTGACCAGTTGTGGAGTCCTCAGTTAGGATCTCCATCTGAGCACGGTCAAAAGTAAGATTCTCTTTTAGGTACAAAGCCATATTATTGCCCTAACTTAGTTGCCACCTGGTTCAATGCTTTTCTTCTGAACTGGAACCGATCCGTCAGTAGTTTGGCCTTCACCAGATTTAGCTTTAGCTTTGTTGCTATACCAGTTTTGTGCGCCTTTGTTGCCGCCTGGTTTGTTAACATTGCGTTTAGCTACGTCAATTTCTTGTGCGCCTTTTAGGAAGCCGCCTGCTTTACCGTTTGGACGTTGTCCGTCTGGTGCACTTTCGTTTCCGCCCTTAGCAATATTGCCTGCGCTGCCACCCATGTCGTTCTTGCCTGCTAGTGGATTCTTGGTATTGCCTGCTGGCTTATCGCCGCCTGCACCAGTGCCCACTGGAGTGAACTCAGTGTTGCTAGGTGCGCTGATCTTTTCTACGTATTCACGCATTAGATCAACTGCTGTTTTAGGATAAGATTTGCGTTGAACTGACTCGGTCATTTCGTCATCTTCTTCGTCATCTTCGTCGGACGCTTCCATCATTCTTAGTTCGTCGTCGCCTTCGTCGTCGCCTTCGTCGTCTGAACCAAATTCCATGTCGCCCATGTCCATGTCGCCCATGTCTTCGTCGTCGCCGCCCATTAGCTGTTCAAATTCTGCT